TTTCCTATTGGCGTATGACAAGACAGAGTGCCTTGAATTTATGGAAAAACTGTATCATCACATGGGATGGTCTACAGAAAAGCTGCATGAGAATCCGGCGTTTGCCGAAGTGATAAAGGAGAAAGAGACATGATAGCACGTTTCTTGCAGGATATTGTCGTGAACGACATTGAGAAGAATATGGAAATGGATATCGACAAAGGAGAAGAACTCTTTGCCATAGACAGAGGGAATTTCTACGAATTGCGTAAGCCGAATGGGTGGGGAACAATGGCGCCCAAGGAGTGCGAGGGCAAGTATTATGAAATCGTGAGGGATTGAGTATGATGTACGGAACCAAAAGCGGAACTTTATACATTGACGATATTCCACTGGGAGATATGAAACAGTTGGAAGAGATTTCTGCCCCGGACATAGATGCCGAATATGACGGATTATCTCTGGAAAAGAGCTGCGAGATTGATTTCAAGGTAACTATGAAGCAGTCTGCCATAAATAAGATATTCAGACCGTGTTTCGGCATAGAGCCGTACAGAAATCTTGATAAGTGTGGTAAGTGCAATCTGAAAAATGACTGCGTGAAAGCCAAGATAGAGAACAATTTCAACATGAAAACAAGGAGGATAACCACAAGTGGGAGAAATTAGTTTCAAAGAGAACGAACTGTATCAGGAAATTGAGCTGTTCGTGGACGGAGAGAAAATCGGAGAGGCAGAGGTTGAGATTAAAGGAAAAATGTTGTCGAGACTGAGCATCTTTCCGCCATATCAGGATAAGGGATATGGAACCCAGATTGTATCAATGCTCAATGAGAAGTACGGATGCAATGTACTGTGGGTCAATGCGGACAATGCAAGAGCGATACACACCTATGAGAAGAACGGCTATGCAATATCTAAGCCAACAATGTATCTGATGGAGCGGAATTAGAGGGAAAACCTTTAATTATAAAAGAAAATAGGAGGATAAACACATGGGCGAGAAAGAAAAACATCCTTGGAAACCACCGGAATTAGCACCACCGATGCCGGATTTTGACGATTTTTCAATCAGTGCGTGGCTGAAAACACCACCGATACTGCCGAAAGGATTATACCCGGACGAGAAAAACTATACGGCTGTTGCAGCACATGAGCAGGAACACAGAACACGAATGATCGGTGTGGAGCCACCACTGTTTACCACAAGATTGATGGGATACGAGCGGATGGAAGCACCGAAGTTCAGACCGAAGGATTTGGAAGTGGCAAGCATAACTGAGAAGATAGGCAAGACCATGGATAAAGTATATGATGCACAGATGGGGTTGCTCCAGGAACAGGTCTTTGCAAGCTGCGGTATTCCGGGAGAGGTAATGTTTGGAGACATTTTTAAGGATTTAGGATTAAAGGAGGACAATATGGATAGAAGTTTAGCTGATAAGAAATTTAAGAAAGTAACAATCGAGTGTGAAGATGGCAGCACTTACGCAGGAAAGGTTACTCATATTTGTGGCAGTCCTTACCGCTATAACAATCTGTGCGTTGAGGCAATGATCGAGGACAAACCTATTGCTGCATACGGAATTGAAAACGTAATATTCCAGAATCCGGCAACAATCGTATTTTGGTCTGACGGCACAAAGACGGTTGTAAACTGCATGGATAATGTGGAAATCAAGAAAAAGGTTGTTGATGGCAAGGAAATAACCATCCGTAAGCCTAAAAAGGCTGATACCTATTCCGAGGAAGCCGGTCTGGCTATGGCTATCGTGAAGAAATGGGCCGGCAACAACGGAAATTACAACAACATTTTCCGTGAGTTCATTCCTGAGATGGCACAGTCTGAGAAAGAGGCAAAGAAAGCTGCCAAGAAAGCTAAAAAGGCACAGAAATCGGAGGAATAACCAATGACGCTGAGGGAATTTGCCAAAGGATATGACGGAAACATTATGCTGAAAGCATTTGAGAATGAGAAATCAACAGCTCCGGCAGCAATTATGATGACTCAGATTACGGATTCTATCAAGGATGAGGTTCTTGACAAAGAAGTATACAGCTACACAATGGTTTGCACTTCACTGTTTGAACGGTATCTGAGAGTGAATTTTGAAGCTGTGCCGGAGATCCCAAACGAAACGGAGGAAACCACATGAGAACCTATTTTTTTGACACAGAGTTTACTGGTCTGCGTAAGGACACAACTCTTATCAGCATAGGAATTGTCTCAGACACAGGAGATAGGTTCTATGCAGAGTTGACGGACTATGATGAGGGTATGTGTGATGAATGGATTGAGAAGAATGTTCTCGATCATTTGGTTTTGAGTGGCAATGCGGAGTTAGAAGAAAGCCTGGCAGCCGACAATAAAACAACGACTGTAATCGGCAGTAAGGCAGATGTTTGTTGCGAACTTATGGAATGGCTTGAAATGGACGCTAATTTTGACAGTGATTATGCTGCGGTATTCGTTTCAGATGTCTCGCATTACGATATGGTGTTACTGATTGACTTATTGGCAGGAAACGCTATGAAGTTGCCTGAGTTTATTACACCGGCTTGTCACGACATCAATCAGGACATTGCAACGATGCTTGATATTTCAGAAAAGGCAGCTTTTGACATTTCGAGAGAGCAGTTACTTACGGACAGAGGAATTGCTTTGCCGAAAGGTCAGAAACACAATGCACTCTACGATGCGGAGGTTATCAAGGCAATCTATGATGATTTCTATGTGGGGGGGTAATTAAGGAGGCCACGAATGGATAAGGGACAGATTTTATGCGATTACAGGACTGCGAAGAATCACAAAAAGCAGATCCCCATTCTGGCAGAACTTAATGCCTGCAGTAAAGAAGAAATCATTGATATTCTTACGGAGGGTGGCTACACACGGACATTCAATACCAACGGCGTTGATATATCCGTAAAACGGAAAGAGATTGAGAATAGATATGCCAATGGGGATGATGTAGCCACTCTTGCCATGGCGTATCACATCTCAAAGAAAGCAATCAGGACATTGCTCAATGTACCTGAGACGGAGGATGATAAACCTATGGAAAGTAAAGATACCCAAACGTGCAAAGAAACCATTAACAGACTGCATGAGGAATTGAATGAGGCAAACGATAAAATCCTCTCTCTGACAAAACAGTTGGACGGAGAGAGAAACGATAACACCGCCTTGAAAGAACAGATGGCGAGCATGGAGGCGAAGATAAAAGAACTGAAATCTCATGCGGCGGAAAGTGACAGTTTTTACAGCAGATACCAGGACCAGTGTATCAAAATCAATCAGCTCAATACAACCATTGATGTTCTGATTGACAAGATCAATCTGTTAAAGGCGGTGTACGCATGAAAGATAACGGAATTGAGGTAAGAGTAGCTGACTACTGTGCTTTCTGTGGAGACTTTGAGCCGGACGTTGAGAAAATAGATGCCTCTTGCGCAGCTGATAAAGTACCGAGAGTTCTGACAACGATCAGGTGCAAGGATGCCAAGAAATGTGCAGTTATCTATGAGAGGGCAAAGGAGGCATTGCGTGAAAAATCAGAGATGGTACAGAGTAACATTTGAGACTTTGGAAAGGAAACCCATCAGGAGAACCGTTGAGGTACTTAGCACGGACAGCGTTCATGCGTCTGCTCTGGTATATCAGCAGTTCGGTAGAAAGAAAATCAAGGTAAAATCTGCCAAGAAAGTAAAGGAGAGCGAATGATGGATAATTTGAACTTGAAACCGCAGTCCCCGGATGAAGTAAAAACCATGATGTGGACTGGGGAAAATCAGCGTGAAATGTTCGATCTGCTTACTTGCGGTAAGAAAATTGATGATTATATGACTGCCAGTGGAGAGAACTTTTTCATAGACCATAACACCGTAAAAGGTGGGTTGGTGCTCATTACCAACATAGGAAATCAGTGCGGATGCAAAATACCGGTAAAGATAGGGGATTATGTGTGCGGCCGCAGATATGGAGATAAATGGTGCTTTTCCGTTGCGGACGGTGCGGCTTTTGAGAACAATACTTGTGGAACTCTCAAAAAGAGAGATGAGAAACGAAAACCGATAGACATATTCAAAGACCAGGAGCAGTTAGAAGAGTGCCTGAGAGAGTGGCAGCACAGGTTATTCCTTGATGGGTGGCTGATATTGGCACACGTTGAGGATAAAATTATGAATCCTAATGGAGAAGAGGTAATTGACGCTGCCGGGTATAACACATTCGTATTTGAATCCAGTCAGGCGAACATCCAGTTACTCAGCGATGAATCTTACAAAGAGAACAATACATTGTTCAAACACTGCATGGAAAAGGATCTTGTGCATGAACTTTTACATTGCAAGTACGATTGGATGGGATGCCAGGGTGGAACCTATGAGGGCGTGTATCTGGATGCGACCGAACACCAGAAGCTAGAGGAAATGGCAAAGAGTCTTATCATGGCAAAATATGGTGTCAGTTATGATTACTTCATGTGAGGTGCAATATGACAACGGTGGTGGTCTATAAGACCGATACAAAAGAAGTTCTGGCAGCTATTCCGATGGACGGCGGAGATGCCGTCTGCCGGAATGATGTGGAATTTCAGATTTACAACGGAACAGAGCCAATATTCTCGGAAACTCCCAGAGGAATCGTATTGGCAGAAAACAAATTTATGATAAAGATGGAGGGCAACAACAATGAAAAATAAAGGAACATGGATTATTGTCGGCATTGTAGCCGCATTTGTATTACTGACTGCAGGAATTTTCGTAACAACGAACAACAGAGCCATTTCGTTAGAGGAACAGGTTCTTACGGCAGACTCCGATGTGCAGACGCAGGAGAAACGTAGAGCCGATCTCATCTACAATCTGGCAGACTGCGTAAAAGAATATGATAAGCATGAGGCAGATACGCTTTTGGCAGTTGTTGACGCAAGGAACAATGGCGGTGTGGATATTGAGAATGTCACAACTTCCATTGCTGCGGTTGCGGAGCAGTACCCGGAACTGAAATCGAATGAAAATTATAAAGAGCTTATGAATGAATTGGCTACGACTGAAAATCTGATTGCACAGTACAGACAGTCCTATAACAATGAAGTCCGGGCATACAAGAAATATGTGCGTAAGTTCCCTCATAAGCAGATCTTAGGAATGATGGGATATGAGGTTATCAATTATTCATATCTGGAATACAGCACAGAGGACAGGCAGCCGGTAAGCAATCTGTTTGGAGAATAAGCCTATGAGAAAATGGAGTACGATAATCTACTCCGGCAGTGGTTGGGATTTGACGGTGCGAGAACTCATGTTTAGCATCGTCATTATCCTTGTCATGCTCACGGGTGGATTTTTCATCAGTGAAAAGATTTCTTCCTCATGCGACAACAAAAATGAGGAATATTATCAGGCAATTAAGATCGATAATGACGCAGAACAGTTCCAGTATGGAATGAGAACCAATGTAGGCAATGCGTTTGTAAAAGGAACTCTGTCGGTTGTAGATCCGGTTACTGACTCTGATATTGATGGCGAATATGCCTACATAGAAGTCAGAGAGGAACATTACAACCAACACACCAGACAGGTAGCCCATACGACAACGATAAATGGAAAATCCCACACATATTACACAACGGAAACTTACTATTCGTGGGATTATTACGACAGTTGGGAAAAACATAGCGAAAAGGTATCATTTCTTGGCGTTGAATTTCCATACGGCACAATATCCATGCCGGGAGACTATCATATAGACACACAGAAGAAATCAAGCCGTGTGCGATATAAGTATTATGTCATAGACACTGCCTACGATGGTGTCATTTATACAGAACTGAAAGATAACACGATAAGCAATGGCAGCACGTTCATTCAGACTGATACGTTAGATAGTGCTGTGGATTACATGGTAAGCAGCAGTACGGCGATGATAGTCGGATTCTGGATGCTATGGATTGTCTTTATAGGGGCGGCGGTATACGGATTCTGCTATTTGGATAACAGATGGTTGGAGGATGAGTAATGTTTATAGTAAATCAGGATAGAAATACGACAATCAACATGGGAAATGTGAAAGAAATCTCATTGCATGGGAAACAAATCTTTGCAGACGATACCGTAATTGGTAAGTACGGAACGGAAGAAAGAACAGATCAGGTCTACAATGAAATGCTGCAAACCCTATTTTCCCCATACATGATGTTGAAAGATGCAGAGTTGCCGCCGGACGCAATGAAAAACTTTGCAAACGGAAATGTGATTCTGCTGAAAAGTGCGGACAGAGAGCCTGACGTGAAGTTTTATGACAATGGATTATATTATATGCCGGAGGAATAGAGATGAAAGATTTGATTTTTGCACTTATATGGTTTGTGGTACTGGGAATTTATATCTTTGTGAGTTGGAAAGATGCAAAGTCCAACAACGATGTGAAAAAGGAAATCACACAGATGAATGAACTGCTCTTAGAACAGAACACACAGCTCAGAAAGCAGAACGATCATCTGAATATGGTTATCTTGAGTGTTTGCAGTAAGAGTGTAAGAGATAGACAACAGAAGAAAGATGGTAAAACCAATGATGAGACAGAGAAAGAGAAACAATAAGCCACATTGGCGGAAAAGACCACAGAGAAAGTTACAAGATCAATCAATGCCAATGCCGGAACCGTCCGTTGAATTTCAAAACACCTACACTTTCAGACCGATAGAGACGTACCAGGTATGCAAACACCTTGATATATTCCAAGCAGGTCGAGAGGATATAGCAGGTTTTGTCCATAGGAAAATGGCACAAGAAATGGGTATGAAACTTGCACAAGACGGAATACTCGTATTCGACACAGAACCAGATTCTAAAAACTGCGGAATCGTTGTCAGGGCAAGAGTTGATGTAATAAGACCGAAGTAAAAATACAGAGCCGTGTAGAGCCGTGAGAAAGGATGAATTTTCATGGCTCAACACGAACTATCGAATAAAGAGATTATCGTAAGGCTTCTGAAAAGCGATCTGAGTGACTATGACAATCTTCTGTCCTTACTCGGAATGGCAAATGAGGTTATCCGGGAAGATAAAGAACTTTCGCGGAAATTAGCGAATAAGGTCAGATTCCTTGCACTGAGACTGTGTGCGACAGGAGATATTAAATATTACAATTTGTACAATAAGGCTCTTTTGTTCTTGGCACAGGAACATAAGGATTTTGACTCTTATCTGCTTTATGTGGAAAAGAACAGAGATCCAGAGGACAGATACTATCAGCCACGAAGAAATAAGATTTATTGGCTTGTACAGAAGATGCAGAGGCTTATTGATGATGAGTTGGATATTCTATCAATATCAATGCCTCCTGGCACCGGCAAGACCACACTGGGAGAGTTTTTCATATCGTTTGTAATGGGGCATTACCCAAACACACCAAACCTTATGTCCTCCCATTCTGGATTCATGACGAGAATGTTCTACGATGCCGTTCTCAACATAATTACCAGTAATGAATATTGTTGGAGCGATGTGTTCCCGGATATTGTATTTGAGGGAAACAACGCAAAAGAAGAGACAATAAACCTTGGAAGATGGCAGCCGTTTAAGACACTGACCTGCAGACCAATCAGAGGTTCCCTTACCGGTGTTACCCGTTGTGAGGGATTTCTGTATGTGGATGATTTGGTTTCCGGTATCGAAGAGGCTCTGTCTATTGATCGTCTGGATAAGTTGTACGGAGAGTACACCACAGACCTTAAATCTCGTAAAAAGAAGAAAGCAAAAGAGATCCACATTGCAACCCGATGGAGTGTGCATGATGTTATTGGCCGGCTTGAAAGAATGTATGAGGGCAATCCGAGGGCAGAGTTCATTGCTGTTCCAGATATTGATCCTCAGACCGGAAAAAGCAACTTTGATTACGATTACGATGTTGGATTTGATGAGAAATACTTCCACGATATGGAAATGTCGATGGATGATGTTTCATATCGCTGCCTGTATAAGAGCGATCCGATTGAGAGAGAGGGTATTCTGTATCATCCAACAGAATTACAGAGATATATCGGAGGACTGCCGGACAGAGAACCGGATTCTATATTGGCAATCTGCGATACCAAGGACACCGGTACAGACTACAACTTCCTCGGAGTTTTCTATCAGTATGGAGACAGATACTATCTGGAAGATCTGGTATTCAAGAACATCGACCCTGGGACCTTGGACGAACTCAACTCAGATATGCTTGTTAAGCATCATGTACAGCAGGCACAGTTCGAGAGCAACAAAGAGGGTAGCAGAACCGCAAATGAAGTTGAGAGACTTGTCAAAGCAAAAGGCGGCAGATGCCATATCACGAAGAAATACACTACTCAGAACAAAGAGACCAAGATCATCGTCAATTCTTCATGGGTTAAGGAACACGTCATATTCAAGGATATTACAGAATATGAGCCTAAGAGTGATTACGGTGTGATGATGTCATTCCTTTGCAGTTATACACAGCTCGGAAAGAATAAACATGATGATGCGCCGGACACTCTGGCAATGTTCGCCCAGTTTGTAGATGCTCTTCTTGGCGGAGAGGGACAGGTAGTAAAGAGAAGTGACTTAGGAATATAGAAAGGGATAGCATGGGACAATATAGTTTCGCCACCAACTTAAAAAAAGAAAGAACGAATAGGGGAATTACACAACACGAACTTGCAACGGGCGTTCATGTGGCGCAGAATACCGTGAGCGATTGGGAACAATGCAAAAGTTATCCGTCAATCGACAAGATATACGATATAGCAAATTTTCTCAAAATCCCTGTAAGCAAGTTGATTTCTGATGTTCAGAAAAATGGCTGTAAAGCCGACTGCACACAGAAAAACAAATTTTTTTGAAAATTTTGTTTATTCCACTTGACAAAGAATGTTTAGTACGCTATACTACGACCATACCAAGTGACACGGATATAAGTTAAGCGGAGTGAACACAAGGTATTTGGCATTAAAGTTTCTCCTAACCATTACGGCACAGCAACAGTGCCGTAATATGGGAAGTAAGCTAACTCGGTAGAAGCGATGGACTGAAAATCCATAGGAGTTGGTTCGACACCAACACTTCCCACTCAGGATTACTGTTCCCCGACAGCAATCCTACATCGGAGGGTTCCCACTTATGATAATCCTCCGAAACCTCACATAGAATCTCCCCAGTGTGAGGTATGGACCATTAGCTCAGTTGGTTAGAGCATCCGGCTCATAACCGGACGGTCTGGGGTTCGAGTCCCTGATGGTCCACGCATGGCAATCCGGCACGAAACTATAAATATAGCCATGGCAGTGAAGCTACGCCAAGATACACCGGAGGAAGTAAGGCGGCTGAGTGCGGCGGTGCAGTGCAGAAACGGTATGACTACCGCATGACCGTGACGGCTACCAGAGGTAGCAGACAAGAGAGGATGCAAAAAGATGTATATTCCTGAATTTTGGTGCGGTGTTGCCGCAACGATAATCACAGAAGTAATAATTGCAATCGCATATTCCATATATGCAGACCACAAGAAAGGAGGCAAGAAGTAATGAACAAAGCTGAATTAGTACAGGCTATGGCTGATGAAGCCGGACTTTCTAAGAGTGATGCTGAAAAGGCGCTCAACGCATTTGTGGAAGTTGTCGGCGGAGAACTTGGCAAAGGTGGAAAAGTGCAGTTGGTCGGTTTCGGAACATTTGAAGTGACTGAGCGTGCTGCCAGAGTTGGCAAGAATCCACAGAACGGTAAAGAGATTTCCATTCCGGCTTGCAAAGCACCTAAGTTCAAAGCTGGTAAAGCACTGAAAGATGAAGTGAATCGCTAAATGATCGGAGCGAACTTGGTGTAGTGTGGTGGTTCGATTCCACCTGTGGGTGTAGCTCTAGCGATTAAGATTCCCACCGCTTCTTTCCTAATGTTCTTGGCGATACAAAGAAAATTCGGGGCGAACGGCAACGATTGGTGGTGTTGCGGCGGACTGTAAATCCGTTCCCTCGTGGTAAACATTGGAGGTTCAATTCCTCTTTCGCCCATTTCGGTGTAATGAGCCGAGAAAGTAATCTTGCAAGAAAAAATCAATATCAGGAACCCATTTACGCTTGTGCGGTTAATTGCCTTTCGGTAAAAAGGAACGCTCCTCTGTTCGATTAGTCAAGCGGTCAAGATACCACCTTTTCACGGTGGGGACGGGAGTTCGATTCTCCCATCGAACATTTCAACTGAGAATAACGCTGACTGTTTATAGTTGGTTTAGTGTTCCGGCTGAAAAGTATTGGCGAAAGCCGTGGTAAGCAATCATTAAATAGGGAGATTGCAATGCTCACTGAGAGGCTTATGTGAGTAGTCTGGGAAAGCCGACAGGACTTAAAATTGGAGAGCTTGCGTAAGTCACGCTAAAGACCACTGTTGCAACGGTGCCTACGATAGCATAACTGGAAATGCCACGGACACCATGCCGGGGAAAGTGGGGTTCAACTCCCCACCGTAGGACGAGCGGATTTCTTAACTGATTTTCTTAGTCCGGCTTTAACAGGAAAGAAAATTGGCGGTGGCGAGGTTCCGGTGATCACCAAGTGCTTTTTCATTACCAAGAGTTTTTAAGAAAAACTCCGGTGCGGAAAATTTACTGCTTAGAGTGCACGAGCGTTACAGCGATTTAAGCGGCGGTGGAAACTTCCGAGAAAGACCTGATTATAGATGTGCGTGAGCCGTAACCAATCGAGCCGTCATGCTTAGTCAGGCGCAGAGGAATGTAGTAGAGGCGGAGAACTGCGATAACAACGTACATCCGAGGTAAGGCGATAAAGAGTTGGACTCGCCAGAGGTTCTTTGAGTATGTAGTCGGTGGATTATGAGAACCATGTGGAGGGGTGTAAGGTCCGAGAACCACATTAAAAAATGAAATACCTTTGTTGGCAACTGTCTTACACGTTGCATCGGTTCGGTAGTGGCAACCATCCAAGCTGCCGCCGGACTGCATTGGGGTATAGCTCAGATGGATAGAGCACAACACTACGGATGTTGGTTAGCGCAGGTTCGAGTCCTGTTACTCCAATAATGGCTTGTAGCTCAGTGGTAGAGCGTCTGACTGTTAATCAGAATGTCGTGGGTTCGATCCCCACCTTGCCAGTTGGAGACACTTGACTTACTCTTTCAAAGCACTCCATAAAAAGGTTACGAAAGGGCGTTTACGACCGGCGGATAGAGGAGCTCCGACTTGTACGTTACCAAGGGAAAACTACTCTGCCGTGTGTCCGGTTGGTCGAGGGTGCGGTCTTGAAAACCGTCTGGATGTAAAAGTCTCTGGGGTTCAAATCCCTAACACGGCGTTTATATGGCTCTATGGTATAAAGGTTATTACGCCCGACTGTCTATCGGAAAATTTGGGTTCGATTCCCAATAGAGTCGTTATGGTGCATTGCCGTAATGGTAGCGGAGTGGCTTGCTAAGCCATCCGGCAGAAATGCCGTATAGGTTCGATTCCTATATGCACCGCTATGAGGCCGTATTCCACCGGTGGAGGAGGTCTCAGAATTTGGAGTTGCCGGAATAGGTAGACGGATAATCATAGTAAAGGAATGGGGTAGGCGAAAGGTAGGCGCGAGGACAAGCCACAGAAACAGCCGTAATCCTACCGCCCCAATAAACTACTGAAAATCATAACTATTGTACCGAGTACCAACAGCGAAAGGTGTGGCTAACAGTAGCATAGTTCCATAGTGGGTGCAAATCCCATTACTCCAAAGCCGTCCTGACTTCGGACGCTAAACCAGTTGGGGTTAGAGAGATTACCCGAAAGATAGTTCCTATTGGCATACCCGGTGGTTAGGGTGTATCACAGCAAACCATAGTGAGTGTACGGAAATATTTAATCAAGTCCACCGTTCAGGATGTCGGCTGTGTGACGGTTAAGAGTGATTATGCGAGAAATACGACATAGCAGAAAACTCGGAGGTTCTTGTGGGGCGAAGAACCATTATGGCGGAGTGGAGCAGTGGTAGCTTGCCGGGTTCATGCCCCGGAGGTCACAGGTTCAAATCCTGTCTCCGCAATCTTGCGTGGTAGTTCAACGGAGAGAACATTATGAGCGGTTGTCATGCTTCATGTGACACGGACAGCAATAATTCTTTTTTCGATGGTAACGAAGAGATGATGGTTCGATTCCATCCCACGCAACTCATACGGTGTCTCAAAGCAAAAGTAACCAGAGACTTAATGATTCGCGGCTAGGTGTGAAAGCCGAGGACACGGAATGTTAATTTGCCCTAAGCGAAGAGATTGTGAGATGAAACACACAAATAATCAGAACGCCGTATAAAACAGAATATGGAGAGGTGGCGGAACTGGTAGACGCAATTTACATTGTGAAAACGTATCATTTCTGTGATACAAACAGCAAACAACACACTAGGGAATAAATGTAGTGTAGGTTCAAATCCTACCCTCTCCAATCAAGGCGATGGCGCAAATGTCCTTATAAATCAAGAAGATGCGCCAATTACATGAGTGAGGTAGCTCAGTTGGTAGAGCACGAAAGAAAAATGGATCATGTTTGTGATCCAAACAGCAATCTTTCATTCCATGCTAAGGACGTTGTCGGCGGTTCGAGTCCGTCCCTCACTCTATATGGCGATGTGGTGCAAAGGGAACACAGCAGCTCTGTTAAGAAGAATGTCATGTTAGTGGCATAACCAGCAAACTCCTTTCAATAACAATCCCAAGCTGCGGATAGGGGTTCGATTCCTCTCATCGTCTCTGCCCCGATTGCCGGTTATGGTAAACCGGATGGAACATGGTTGACAGGAGTGTTCCTTACAGCAATCGAGCATACGGGTTCAAGTCCTGTCGGGGCAATTAAGTGACGCTTACAGCAATCTTTCAAAACAGAAAATTCCATTGACAATATTTTCCCGTTTGAAACAGCGTCATGTAAAGAAATGAGGTTGCCTATGAACCGAAAAGAAGATTATAGGGATATGGAAAAGTATCATAAGGCGTGTCAGAGACAGCATAGGCGATATTACAGCAAAACGTCATTTCTATATCCGTCTCATCCGTGGACTGCGGAGGAAGATGCACTGGTAATCAAACATGAGATTACCGATTCTAAACTGTCTGAGAAGATTGGTCGTTCTGTCGGAGCGATACATAATAGGCGGTATGAACTTAAAAAGTTAGCCAGATAGGCATAAAACTTTACATGGGACACTTACAGCAACCCTTTTGGATATGACTGTTAATCATAAACCCCAATAGTGTCCTGACAATGAAACGGTAAACAATTTTATAGGGACTCCTACAGCAATCACAATGGTTAAAGCAAATGTCTAAAAAACAATGTGAAACGGTTCAATTCCGTAAATGAGAGTCCTGGAAAGGTAGGAAAACATGAGCTTTGCAGATGCAATGAGAGAAGAGGGTAGATTTACCCGGACTGAAAACGGTGCAGTGGCACTGAATACTTCTGGCGATGCCAGATTAGATCTGTTTGGTACAATCGGATCGCTGAGAGAGGCTGATGAGAACAGAATTACCACTCTGTTTGCGGAGGCATACGCACAGGACAAACTCTTTGCTACAAAGATTGCGTTCTATGCAAGAGACATTCGTGGCGGTCTTGGAGAGAGAAAGACTTTCAAAACCATTATCCGTTATATGGCAGAGAAACACCCAGAAGCACTCAGACCGAACCTTGATTTGGTTGGCGTGTTCGGGAGATATGATGATCTGTATGAGCTTATCGGTACTCCATTGGAGGACGATATGTGGGCGGCAATGAAGAAACAGTTTGAGGAAGATTTACAGAACCTCAATGCCGGAAATGCAATTTCTTTACTTGCAAAATGGATTAAGACCGCAGATGCAAGCAGCTCTGCCACAAGAAAACTCGGAATCCTTACGGCGCAGAAATTAGGCTATCCGGTCTACAATTTCAAGAGAATCGTCCGTAGTATGAGAAAACAGATCGGTGTCGTTGAAAGTCTTATGTCAGCCGGAAGATGGGATGAAATCAAATACCCGGAAGTTCCGAGCCGTGCAATGATGATTTACCGCAAGGCATTTATGAAACATGATGCTGAGAGATTTGGAGAGTTTATCAGCAAAGCAGAAAAGGGAGAGGTAAAGATCAATGCCTCAACACTATTCCCTTACGATATTGTTGAGAAGATCCTTTACGGCAGAGAGAGCAACAAGGTACTTGAAGCCCAGTGGAAAGCCTTGCCGGATTATGTGGAGAAAGGAACAAACGCTTTAGTTATGGCGGATGTGTCCGGTTCCATGAGAGGCAGACCTATGGCAACATCAATCGGTCTTGCAATCTATTTTGCAGAGAGAAATGTGGGTGCATACCACAATCTGTTTATGACATTCTCTGACAGACCAGAGACGGTTATTCTGAGGGGAGAAACCCTTGAACAGAAGATCCGCAACGTAAGCAGAGCAAATTGGGATAATAACACAGACCTTAAAGCTGCTTTTGAGAGGGTTCTTGAAATTGCGGAAAAACACAATACTCCGCAGGAGGAAATGCCGAAAGCAATCGTTGTCATATCAGACATGGAAATTGACTGTTGTGGAAACCGTGAGTGGTCTTTCTATGACAAGATGGCAAATAAGTTCCGCAAGACCGGTTATGTAATTCCTAACATTATCTTCTGGAATGTGAACAGCAGACACGATGTATTCCATGCAGATCACAACCGTAAAGGCGTGCAGCTTGCAAGCGGACAGTCCGTGACGGTATTCAAACAGATCCTGCAGAACCTTGGCTACAATCCGGTTGAGGCTATGGAGAATACAATCAATTCTGAGAGATATGATTGCATCACAGTCGAATAGAGTAAATACTGACCGGGGCAAATAGCTCCGGTCAAATAAAATATAAAAGGAGATAACCACCAATGAAAACACCCTACAATGAAATTGTGAACATCGCAAGTATTGGTTCACAGACAAATCCGATTTCTCTAAATGAGATTTTGAGAAAGGCAAACGATGAGCAGCTTACACCGGCAGCACAAAACAAAGAGAGAGTATTGTTTCTCGGAATTGATGTGCAGCAGGACTTCATGGATAATGGAGCACTCGGAGTTCCCGGAGCACACGGCGATGTGGAGAGAATGACACAGTTTATCTATAACAACATGGATAAAATTACAAACATTGCGGTATCTATTGATACCCACACACCACATCAGATTTTCCATCCGTGCTGGTGGATTGATGAAAATGGCAACAATCCGGCTCCTTACACACCGATTACGCTGGCAGACCTTGATTCTGGAAAGTACAGAGCTGTTATCTACCCTCGCCAGAGCCGTGACTATGTAGAACATCTGGAAAAAGACGGAAAGAAAACCTTATGCGTATGGTCTTACCACTGTTTACAGGGTACATCTGGTGCGGCATTTGAAAATCAGTTTGCCAACATGATTTATTTTCACTCTGTTGCAAAGAAAGCCGTTACGCAGCGTCTTGTAAAAGGACAGGATCCACTCAGCGAAATGTACGGAATTATCAAACCTGAGTATGATACAAAGAACTACATCAATATCGACTTCCTGAACAAACTGGAAAATTACGACAAGATCATTATTGCAGGAGAGGCAAAGAGCCATTGCGTATTGGAAAGCATTAAACAGATTCTCGAACATTACGCTAATCGCCCAGAGATCACTCAGAAAATCTATATCCTGGAAGATTGTATGTCCTCCATTCCTGGGTTTGAGGATGTTACTGAGCAGACCTTTGATGATTTTAAGAAAACGTACCATGTAAACATCGTGAAAAGCACAGATGATATTTTGTAGGAGGTAGCCGGTATGAATGAAACAGAACAGGTAATTGACGGATTAGATGAGGTTGAGATCGCAAATACCTCCATTGATGAAATCGACAGTGAGAACATCAATTTAATTTTTGTCGGAATCGACAAGTCTGGTTCTATGGGAATGTATGAAAGAGATATGGTAAAAGCTCTTTCGGATTTCAAAGATGCACTTATCAATTCCAAGGAATGTGATGAGATTCTGGTTGCAAGAGCAGACTTCTCCGACAGTGCAACCGTAGGAGGCTATAAGCGTATTACAGAGTTTGACACTTCGTATAGCACCGATGGATGCACAGCTATGTACGATACGATCATTGATGGAACTGAGAAGTTGAAAGAATACAGAGACTTCCTCAAAAATGAGGGAATGAGAGTAAAGGCCGTGTTTGCAATTTTCGGAGATGGGATGGATAACTCTTCTCAGCCGGGAGGGTTTGCAAAGGCAAAGAAAGCGGTAGAGTATCTGAACGTGGAAGAAATCGTTACTGCGTTTATCAGTTTCGGAGGACAGGCAACACAGGAGGCGAAAGACCTTGGATTCAAGAATATCCTCGATGTAAGCAGTTCTGCATCAGAACTCAGAAGAGCTTTCAACTGCTTATCAAAATCAGTGATTGAAAACTCCAAGAGTGCCGTATCGAAACAGGATGATTTTTTTGACGTATAAAAAATGAGAGTAGAACGGCGATCCTAAAAGGGGTTGCCGTTCTTTTTTGTGGGAGGAAATACAATGGTTATAAATAAAATCGGTCAGCAACATATCGACTACGGTACGAATTGCCAGGACTACGGAATTGAATTTGATGGGATGAAAGTTGTTTGCGATGGCTGTTCGGAGGGGAAACATTCGGAAGTTGGAGCAAAAGCGTTTTGCCATCTTTTGAAAAATGACAGCAGAATTATACATGAATGTAGTGTATATACTGCCGCAGCCGCTTTTGGAGAGATACTTGGTCTATTCGGGCAGACTTCCGGCTCAATCAGAGATTTCCTTTGTTTTACGATCCTTATGGTTACTGAAAATGAGACACATTTCATGGTAGATTACTGTGGAGATGGTTTTATCGTGAAAGAACGTCTGGACGGAACGATTGAGTTTGAAGAACTATCTGACGGAGAATACCCGAAATACTTTGCCTATAATTATGTGGATAAGGATATGCTCAAACAGTACAAAGATGGTGTCATTTTTTCCACAAAGGCTTTTCCAAAAGACGAATACAGGAATATTGGTGTAGCGTCTGACGGAATACGATTCGCCATGAAAGATGCACAATTTAAGGAAGAATTTACGGAAGCCCTGCAGAGCGGTAAGGAAGTAAGGGTAAAGAGGTTTATAAACAAACATCAGAGAGTATTCCAGGATGATACAACAATCGTATTGTAGGAGGGCATTATGAAAATGGCACTAACGAGGATAGGAAAAGAAAAGATAAGACAGCTTACCCCAATAACGGAGGGAGGCGAGGGATATATCTATGAGTTTGGCAACGATATTCTGAAAATTTACAAACCCTGTGTTGATATTGCAGCCAAGGAAAAGAAAGTTGCCATGCTCATTGACAAACCGCTGCCAAAGGAGGCTATTAAACCGATTACGGCAGTGTATGACAATAACAATAAGTTTATTGGTTACATTATGCCAAAAGCCGTAGGAGAGGAAGTAAGAGTTCTCACAAGTAAAAAATATCTGAAAGCGAATGGGATAACCACGAAAGATATTTTGGAAATACTCGTAAAGATACAGGACACCGTGAGAGATATACATTCCGCCGGAGTGTGTATTGGGGATCTGAACGATCAGAACATCCTCTTTGACAAAACTGGAAATGTGTACTTTATAGATTGCGATAGTTGGAGCGTGGAAGATGAAAAATGTGAAGTTTGCATGGACTTATTCAAAGATCCATTGATGAAAGGAAATGATTTTTCAGAGGAAACAGACACATACGCAGAGGCAATTTTGATTTGGAAAACCCTTACAAGGATTCATCCGCATGGTGGGACTGTGACACCAGATATGGATATTGTAGAACGTATGAAACGAGGAATATGCGTAATAGACAATCCAAAAGTAAAAATACCAAGAACGATTAAACCGTGGAAAAACTTATCTCCTTATCTGGTTGATTCTCTGAAAAAGATTTTTGAGAATAAGAGCCGATCTATGGGGGATGAATTAAAACACATGGCAAAGCACCTTAAATTCTGCGATGTACACCAGGAATTTTATTATGGCAAATATGCTCGTTGTCCGCTATGTGATAATAATGCAAATGTTATTACTAAGCCGGTATCACAAGGGGTAACAGGAGGACTTACACTTATCACGATGCTCAAAGGAAACGATGTAAAAATTGTTCTAAATGAGCAGTGTTATATCAATAATGCCGGAGAAGTAGTGGAAATTAAGAATGAGAATAAATTCGCATACGAAAGCGGAATTAAATATCATTTTGCAGAGGTTGGAGCAGAGAATATTGTAATAAAAGCGGATGATAGATCGCTCTGGTTTACCACAGATAGAGAATATGTGTTTGAGAAGAAACACAAGAGTCCGATTTATGCGGCAGGAGATTCGGTATACTTCATAAGTCCTGCCAATACATTAACTTCCATTCAGATCACAAAATCAGGCAACGGAATACGGACGATTACAAAATGTGGGTATGAGAGTTACTTTGCGGTATCTGAGGGACATTCGTGTGTTGTGAGTAGATTTGCAGACAATCTCATTGTAAATCTGGATGGGAAAAATATTGAGATACCATACACTGACACTGTGAACAATTATGGAATCCACAGGGATAAAGTAACCGGAGGATGGCTTATTGTATTAGAAAACGGAGCCGGACAGTTTTTTACCTTTGTGTGCAATGAACATGGAGTAGCGTATAGCGAGGATCGTATTAAATATCAATGTAGGCTTGGCAATGTATGTTTTTATAACTCCAATATCTCAATACCTATTGATGGGAATATCAGAATATATTCGTACCAGAAACAGGCATTTAAAGATTTTGAGTGCGAAGCCGTATCACCGGATAGCTGTTTAATCAAAGATCCCACAGCATTTACGATCATCAATGATGAAAATATTTATAGACTTGGGAGAACTGTACGATGAAAGGAGAAAATGGTATGACAGAAGCACAGAAAAAAGCAGTTGAGGTACAGAAAGAAATCGAAGAGGCCTGCATCCGGCATGGACTTAATCTTACTATCTTTGAAAATGGGATCGGATTTGTCGATCCTAAAGAGAATAAGATTGTCATGGTGTGGAGACCAAAGTACAAACCGGCACCGCCGGAAATGCCACCTACACAGAAACCGTCCGGCGGAAATATGTCCGCTTTCATATATGGCGGTTCAAAGGGAAGTGGCAGATTTATGGGAAACAAAAGGAAACATACAGTCAAAGGAACGAAACGGAGGTAGGTTGATATGCCAAGTTTTAAATTAAAACCGGAGCACATAAAGATTATGACAGACCTTAATTTTAGAATCTCCATTTTAATAGATTCTAAGGATAGGTATAGACCGGCAATAGATGTTAAAAGACCATTCGGGAACAGCGGTCCCACAACGAATGTGTGTGAAATCATGGGATGGCACTGCGATGAAGAAAGTGGAGAATACGCTGCTGAGGATATTGAAAAAGCCGAAATGCTCATTATCGAGCTTCCAGTTGCTTTGCAGATCGTGATGCAAAACCACACATTTGAACCCGGAGAATATGAAGTAGGGGAATATTCCTCGGCATACTTCAATTATGTTCACATTCGCAATTATCACGCATTAAAATCTCCTATCGCAGAAATAGAGGAAAAATATAAAGACTGCGATCAAATGGAAAGGTTACATGAAGTTTGTATGAATGTATCTGGCGATAACCCGTGGAAAGTGATTGACGATCTGAAATGGTTTGCCAAGACCGACTTTCTGGCAGATGCAATAGCGGTATTTGAAAAGCATCGAGACGAACAAATCCTTGATGAATGGCTGAAAACACATGACGGAGAGGATTTTTGCAAATATTGTCCTGAAAACGCTGAATGTCCTCACGGAATGGCTTGTTACGGTGGAGAACCTATCGAGCCGCCTTGCTACGGAGCAGATATGAAAGAATTTCTTTACACGGACTCTATTATTGAGGATGCACTGGAGGAAAGATATGGCGAAGAATAACAAACTGATAAATTCCCTGAATGAAATCGCCAGAAGAAACCGCTCACAGAACGTTGCTACTGCGGCAGACCAGATGGTTCCACAGATATATGCTGCGATTGCCATAGCACTTCACAGAACCTATGGATTCGGATATAAGCGTATCAATGATGTGTTCGTAGAATCACAGCACATTTGGGAAAACTATGCCGGGGACGGAACCGGTATGGTAAAGAAGTGTGAGGAAGAAACCGGAGTGACGGTATGTAGCCCGGAAGAGGCACAGAGATTGATGGAGATGCAGAATGGAATGTAACGGAAATTGTGGATCATGTGCTTGGCATGATAATTTTAATGGGACAACGGATTGGATATGCGCCAATGAGGAAAGTGATTGCTATGGAGCGGTCACATCCTGGGATGATTACTGCATTGACTACGAACCGAAAGACATATAATAACGAACTCAATTACATCATAAAACTTTAATTTTATCATTTAACAAGGAATGACTGCATTAGAATATCGGTTTCACCGATATTCTAATGCGTGGTTGTTCCTTTTTTGTTAAAATGATGGTGTCTTGGTATAGACGTTGGTGGATTATCCCTTTCTTGATATGGAGTAGTGAACGCTACTCCATATTGGTAAGCCCGGATAGCTCAACTGGCAGAGCATTTGATTTGTAATCAAAAGGTTGTGGGTTCGATTCCCACTCTCGGCTCTTGCCTCTTTCGAGAGGCCATGGGTTCCTCCATTATTGTAGGATAGGGCGGTGGCGAGCCGCCCAGTAATGTGTGGTGGCGCAGTTTGGTAGCGCATCTGACTTTTAATCAAACGGTCGTGGGTTCAAATCCCATCCACGCAACTATCCACATACAGAAAGGAGCAGCTATATTGGAAACGGAAAACGTATACTGCCCTGTATGTAAGGCGCGGGCAAACCGTGAAAAACTTCTTTTCAAGAAAGCACCCGGAGCATCCGGCACGATTTTTATAAACTGCCGTGGATGTAAGGAAGTAATAAAAATAGAATTAAGCAAAGAGCCTTTGAGCCGGTTAAGTCATAAGTAGACTTGATCGGTTCTTTTGTTTTATTCGGAAAGGGGAAACTTCATGTACGCAAGCAACCGTCCAACTCTCGGTAGACGAATGTTAATGACTGATGAGAGGGGAATTACGAAAGACAATATCATATCGGTTGTATCTAAGGCGTTTATGGAACACCAGGAGAATGTGGCACAGGAAGTTTTTCTTTTTGAGTACGAGAAAGGCAATCAGCCAATTCTTAACCGTGAAAAGAAAATCAGACCGGATCTCAATGCCACAGTCGTAGAAAACAATGCTTCAAAGATTGTGGACGTGCATCTGGGATATTGTTTTTCCAACCCGATCACTTTCGTACAGAGAGCAAAGATAGAACCGACAAAGAAACAGAAGAAAGCCTTATTCGGATTTTTGAGAAAAAAGGATGAGGACGATGGAGAGAATATTGACGATTTGAAGATCGCAATGCTCAATAAAATGATGCAGGAGCAGAGCAAAGCGGCAAAAGACATTGCCCTTGGAAGAAACCTATTTATCTGTGGTGTCGGCTACCAGATGATGCTGCCGAACAGAAATAAGAGCAGATATTCTCCATTTGAACTATTGGTTCCAAGTCCACTTACAACCTTTGTGGTGTACTCAAATGACGCATATAGAGAACCGGTGCTAGGATGCACCTATTCCGTACATGATGATGGAACAATTACTCTTACGGCATACTCAAAGAATTTCTGCTATACCATTGAGCATGAGTTGAACACGACAGACTATCATCTGAAAGAGAATATCGCACCAAACCCACTCCGAAGAATACCGGTCGTTGAATTTTATCTGAATGACCGCATGGGTATTTTTGAAAAGGTTATCCCACTGATGGATGCAATGAATCTTGTGGATTCTGACCGTATCAATGATATTCTGCAACACGTTCAGAGTTTACTCTGGATGCACAACTGCCAGGTAAACGAAGAGGGCAAGAAAAACCTCGTAGACGGCGATGGAGTCATTATGACAAAGAGTACCGGGGACGGCAAGGAAGCAAAGATCACTTACCTCAATCAGACATTGAATGAGAGTGAGGTTCAGAAACTTGTGGATCATCTCAATTCTCAGTTGGAGCAGATTACCTCTACACCGTCATGGCAGGAGGCAAGTGGCGGTTCAACCACCGGTGCAATGCAGTTATCCAATGGATGGCAGTGTTTGGAGATTTCCGCTAAGACGGTTGAGCAGTTATTCACTGAGCCGGAAATGCAGCTCATTGATTTGGCAATCGAAATCATTAAGACAGATCAGAGACCGTATGACGGCCTGAAAGATATAGAGACAGCAGATGTTGAAATCCGTTTCTGCCGTACAAAAACCTATGATTTGGTGTCTAAGACCAATTCACTCGTGGCATTGCTTAATGCCGGAGTAGACGGTCTTACATCATTCAACACTGTTGGATTGTTCACAGATCCACAACAGGCATGGGTTGACAGTAAGCCTATTATTGATGGCATACAGAAGAAACTTGCCTCCAAGGAGGAAAAGACACAGCAACCGAACCCTAACGCATACAAGGATGAAGAGGGGAACGGTGGGGAGAACAACACGGAAAAAGATAAGACAGAGGAATCTAAGCAGCCAAGTAAGACTGCAATGGTAGAAGAATAGGCGGTGTGAACTATGTATAATCCGGTTGAATACTTTGACGAAATGAACATTCTCAAAGACGATAAGCTCCGCCGGAAGAAAACCGCCAAGGAGTTTATAAATGCACTTGTAGACTTTTTTGCAGCACAGTTCCTCAATCTTATTTCCGGCATTTTCCTTTACGAAAAGACGAGTGCTGATTACGAAAATGAACTCATGGATCTCTATTTTGCCATGATGCCGGAATATCAGTACGAAACAGAAGTAAGGGAAAAGGCATACAGATTTTCAAAGTATATTCAGGAAGCCACAGAGAGGGCAGTGGCAAATGCCAACGGCAACGATGATTATAAAATGTCTCGCATGACCGGTGGCATGATGAAAGAAGAGGATGTTCCAAAAAGTGTAAAAAGGATGTTCTCGGAGGTTAGAGCCACGGAGATTGCCCTGAATGAGACAAACTGGATATATAACTGGATAAATCATCAGAACCTCGTGGATAAGAAACAGACCACCCATACATGGGTAAGCATGAGGGATGAACGTGTCCGGGTTAGCCACTGGGAGGCGGACAGCCAAACAGTTCCTATTAACGAGCCTTTTATCATCAACGGGTACAAAATGATGTTCCCCCTCGATGATAGTATGGGCGCACCGATAGATGAAATTATCAACTGTCGGTGCGTGGAATTATAAATCAGGAGGTAGAAAACCAATGGCAACTGCAAAACAGACAGCAGCAGACAAGAAAAAGATGGACGATAAGAAGAAAGCAGCTTCAAAGAAATCCGTTTCAAAGAAAGATACTGCCAAGAAAACTGCTAAGAAAGCGGCAGCAAAGAAGTCCACAGCAAAGAAAACTGCTACCAAGAAAACAACTGCCAAAAAGGCAGCAAAGAAAAACTAACTGAATACAGTTAGAGCCTATGAGCCGGATGTGATGGAAAATCGTGTCCGGCTCATTTTTTCGGTTACAGAGGGAGTAATTCCTTTCAGATAACGGGTTAGAGAAAACCCTCATCAAACGCATACAACTATTGTCTTGCAGAGACGCAAGTAAAAAAACGCAGAAATTCACACGGAGAGAACCGTTCAAACGCAGGAGGTCAATTATGGCAGATGTAAACAGCGCAACAACTCAGAACCAGACACAGCAGCAGTCTCAGACAGCACCGCAGAATCAGCCCACTCAGGCATCCGGTACACAGCAGCAACCTCAGACAGATAAGCATGAGGAAAACAACTCCGGCGGAGAAGTAACCGTTGAGAGCCTTATGGCACAGCTTGCACAGGAGAAAGCGGCAAATGCGAAACTGAAATCCGATAACGACAAACTTTGTACATCCGAGGGAAATCTTCGCAAACAGCTTAGAGCTAAGCAGACAGCCGAAGAGCAGGAGGCAGAGGCAAAAGCGGAACAGCAGGCTCAGAGAGATGCTTATGTCAAGGAACTGGAAAAATTCAAAGCGGTAGCGGAATCATCGGAGCGTTACTTAGGAATGGGTATGCCGGCCGAAATGGCAAAGGCTACGGCAACAGCAGAGTATGAGGGAAGCATGGATGTTGTCACCGGAAACATCACTAAGTTTATGGCGGAAAGAGACAAACAGAAAGAGTCGGAAATCCGCGCTCAGTATTTGGCTCAGATGCCTACGCCACAGTCTGGAAACGTAGGTCAGGTTGACTATTCAGCACAGATTAAACAGGCAATGGACGCAGGCGATTCACAGGCTGCGATTCTTGCAATATTAAGTCAAAGTGCCGCTAACAATCAGCAGGCATAAATCTAAAGGAGGTAATGAATTATGGCACAGGGCACAGCAACATCATTCGCTGTTCCTAATTTTAGCGGAATGTTATTCGCTAAAGGACAGACAGCAACACCGTTCTCTACTATGATTGGCGCAAGACCTCTTGTAACCAATCATGTAGAGTTTACTTGCGGTCAGGAGTACAACACAGAAACAGGCGAGCAGCCGGAGATTTCTGAAACAGCATCCCTTACTGCACCACAGCCGGAAATGGTAACTAGAAGCCAGCTTACCAATGTAACTCAGATCTTCCAGAAATCCGTGGCGATTTCTTACGGAAAGCAGAGTAACATGGGTACACTGCAGGGCATCAATGTGGCCGGTCAGCAGGCAAATCCTATGGACGAGCTTGCATTTCAGGTTTCTCGTAGAATGGCAAAGATCGCACAGGATATTGAGTACACATTCATCAACGGAAAGTACGCAAAGGCAACTACTGATGCAGAGGCCAATAAAACAAGAGGACTTCTGACAGCTATCACAACCAACGTACTTGATCTTGCTAAAAAGCCTCTCACATATTGGCTTGTAGCAGAGGGATTAAAGTCCATTCACGATCAGGGCGCAAAGACAGACAACATTGTTCTCGGAGTTGATGCAACTACAATGTTGCAGCTTAACCTTGATGCGCAGCAGAACAACCTTACAATCGTTCCCCTTGGAAGAGAAGTGAACGGTATCAAATTACAGACAGTAGTTACCCCTCTTGGAGAAGTGGCAGTTGCTTTGTTTGATACTATGCCTACCGGTACAGCCGTTCTGTTCGATCCGTCCATCATGGCTCCGGTTCATCAGATGGTTCCTGGCAAGGGCAATTTCTTCCTGGAGCAGCTTGCAAAGACTGGCGCAGGAGAAACATATCAGATTTTCGGACAGATTGGTTTGGATCACGGTCCTGAGTGGATGAGTGCTAAGTTCACAAATATTTCCACAGATCTTCCGAGCAAACTGACAGCAACCACAAAACCGGGGGAATAACAGGTCATACCCTTGACGGTGGTTCCCGTATCGTAGCCGATTCTTCTGTTTCCACATCATCAGATGCGAGCACAGAAGAGACGGTTACTGATGTCACAAAGAAGTATACAGAGGAAGAACTTAATGCTCTGACAGTGGCACAGATTAAGGCTATCGCAACGGAACGTGGGTATGACATGAAAGAAACCGTAAAAGCAAAGCTGATCGCAGAGTTTTTAACTCAGCAAGGGTAAGAAAGTGAGGACGGATTATGGACGCTAAATTGTTGAAAGTCATTTTAGATGATGAAACTCTCACTGACGAACAGATTGCCGTCCTCCTTGTGAAAGCTCAGAAACAGGCTGCAAATCAACACTTTTGGGCGGATGATGATATTCCGACAGAGGCAGAGTTGGAGAGGTTTTATAACCGGTATGAGTTTGAAATCTATGATTTGGCGAAAGCCATAAACTCTGACGATGCGAGGGGTGGACTTGTATCTCACACAGAACTTGGAGTTACCCGAAACTGGGGACAGACAGGTAAGAAAGATATTGAGTTGGCCTTGGCAAAGATTCCACCCAAAACCTATGTCGGTCTGTTAAGGAGGGATGGCAATGCCTAAGCTGAGACTTAAAGACCTCAGATTGAACCAAGTCCCCTTTTATTACCAGACCTATGACGGAACGGTAGACGAAGTGGATGAGGATGGCAACCTTACTGGGGAGAGCATACCGAAGTATTCAAATCCGGTTCGTGTGCTTGCGAGAGTAAGTCCGAACTCAGGAAATGCAGAGGATTCTCCGTTTGGTAAAGATATTGTCTATGACAAGACCATATCAACCGTACAGAAATTGCCGATTGATGAATACTCAAAAATCTTCATAGATGTGGTTCCTGTTCTCAATGAGGACGGGTCCACGGACACAGAACCAGATTATATATGTGTCTGCCCGAAACATGATTTGCAACAGAATCTATGGGCGATACGGAAGATTAAGGG